CTCTATCTAAAAATTTATATTCTATTTTTGAAGTATCAAAATCTCTTTTAATTTTATTACATATTGTTTCAGGATCAAATTCACCACATGAATAAACATCAAATTGTAATAATGCTGGATTTGGCTCATCCCATACATGCATCACAATGTGAGATGTTTCAATAATCGCTGCTCCAGTAATTCCACGATTGCCAACCATATTAGAATATTTAACATATGGCCCCATCATTACTTTCATTCCAATTTCTTTTATAAATTTTTCAAACCACCATTTTAAATATTCTTCTTCCATTGGCGGATTGTATGCTTCTGCTCTTATAATAAGATGTTTGTGAACTAAAACTTTATTATCCATAAGCGCCTAATATAGTTTTTTAAAACTATAATCAATGGTTTATTTTAATAAATTAAAAGATAATGTTAGTAACAATGCTATGGTTGATCCAAGTCCACCGATAATCCACCAAGTCAAATTATCAAATTTTCTTTCAAATTTAGAATGCATTTCAGAAGATTCTTGTCTAAGTTCTTGTAAATCCCTTTTTACGCCAGTTATATGGCCATAAAGAGCTATTATGTGTTCTCCAGTTGTTTCTGGTTTTTTTCCATTACCCATTATGCTAATCCTCTTTGTCTTAGTCTCATTTGTTTTTCAGATTCACTTAATAAAGCGTTTTCAGTAGGTGTCAATCCATTCTGTAATCCTGCTACTGGAGCGCTAGGTGGAGTTAAAATAGAAGCATTGGGCATAGGTTGAACAGGTAATGTAGATTGTGGAACTACTTCTTTAGATGACCGTGGTAAAAAATCCTCAAGAGTATAAATAAAATCTTGATTTAATTTTAACTGTCTAAATGCATTAGACATATTTACTATGATAGGTAATGCTTGTTGCATAGGATTTAATTGTCCTGTTTCTTTTGCTATATCTATAAACTTTTCTTGAATTTGTTTTGATGGAAAGAAAGGATCAAATCTTCCATTAATTAAAAGTCCATAATCTTTTTTTAATCCTCGCTTATCAAATGTCTCTGCTATTTTTTGATCACTTAATCCTAAAGTTCTTGCACTGTTAATTTGCGATTGCATTTTTTTGTTAACATCAAATAAAGCTTTATTTGCTACAAAATATCTTTCAATAACATCTTCAGGTGTTTTCATTGGTTTTAATACACCTTCTGGCCCTCCTGTAAATTCTTTTCTAGAATTACGTTCACCTTCTTGATAATCAGTTATAAAAAATCCTAAAGCTTTTTCTGGTTTAATTTCATTTAATTTAAATCCAAATAATGCTGCCATTGAATCTGGTATTTCTAATACATCACCATTTTCATCAGGTTCTCCTGTTATTGAATTAACAATTCTTCCAAATGGTTTTATTGGTGGCATTAAAGTTTCACCTACATGTTTTAATATTCGAACCATTCTTTCTCCATCAGGTGTTTGTTCTGTGTATAAAACTTTACCTTCTTTAGTTCTACCTCCTCTTGCAACAATATCTGCAACAGCTTCTGTAAATATTGATTCACTAATAAATGGATCAGCAATTTCTGCCATCGCTTGTCCTATTCCTCTGTAAACACCTTTCATCAATATTTCTTCATTATCAATACCTTTTTGAATATTATTTAAAACAGTTGTAAAAGGTCTTGTTAAAGTATCGTAAACGTTATTACTGCTCCAATCTGAATAATATAATTTTCCTGTCTCAGGATCTTTTACTAAAATTATTTGTGAATTTTTAGACCATGGAGCAACATAATCTTTAGCAGCAATGGCTTCATCATCAGATACTCCGTAAATAGCTTTACTTCCTTCTATAATTCCATAAGGTAATGCTCCAAAGGCAGTAATTCCTCCTACTAATCTTTTCATTCCAATACCTTTTAATGGATTTGTACTTGTAACTGGATTTATTTTACCTGTAATTGGATCTTTTATTTCATCTATTGCTCTTCTAATAATATTAGTTCCAGTTCTAAATACTTCTGATGGCCATGACATAAAATTACCAAAAGGTAAGTTTCTCATTCCTCTTACAAATTGACCTACATATGCATAGTTAGGTATTGTATTTTTTACAACATCTGCAGCTTCTTCTTTTAATTGTCTTTCAGTTTTTGTAATTCCTGCTTTAGCATAAGCAGCTGCTCTTTTTTCGTATTCAATCCAAAAATTTGTTATTTTCCAAAAATCATCTTCAGCAACGTAAGCATCTTGCATGACTTGACTTGTTTTTTTAGCAAGTCTTTTTGTAGCTTCTCCTACTTTTCCTAATGAATTAATCATTGGTTTTAAAACACTATCTGTCGCAACATTACCTGACTCTCCAATTTTAGCATCTCTTATTAAATTTCTTAAATCACCCATTCTAGTATTTGAATTAACAACTCCTAATTCTAATAATTCTCTATATTCATTCATTGCTTCAGGTTTTCTAATTCCTAATTGAACACTATCTTTTGCTCTTTTCATTGCATTTTTAATGATTGCAGGATTTTCTAATACATTACCGTTTGCTATTGAAAATGCTCCTGAAGATAAAAAGTTTCTAAAATGAGTTGGAATAGATAAAACTGTTTTAGCATATTGAGATCCAGCTTTTGGAGTTAAAAGTAAATTTCTCCACGCCCAAGATACTGCATTAGCAAAAGCACTATCTGTCTCTCCTCTCATAAATTGACTTATTCTAGAAGAATTACTAAAAGCTTCTGCTATTTCTTTACTCGTGTATTTACCTTGTAATCTATTTATTAAAACACCATCTTTAAAATATTCTCTTACATAATTATCTATTTTAACAATTTCATTATTTGGTAAATTTCTTAAAGCATCTTTTTTATTATCAAAGAAAAATCCTCTTTGTCCAAAAGGTGTATCTGGCTTAACTGCTGCTTTCATTACATCATCTGTATTTAATATTTCATCAAACAATTGATTTTTTCTTGCAATAGTAGATAATTTATTAATCCCTTCATATATAGAATAACGTGCATCTTCTACTTCTCCAAATAGTTCTCTAAATGCTTTACTACCTTTACCAATAACTTTTAATCCTTCTTCTCCTTCGGGTAAATTTTTAGATAAAGTTCTTGCGAATGTTTTTATGTTTTCAGAATCAGTAGCTCCCATTGTATAGTTTTCATATTTAAATGCAGGTAGTCCTGATTTAGGATTTATTTTTTTAGATTGTTTTAATATTTCACTTACTAATCCTTCTGCTTCTAAATCAGTAATTGGGTTACCATTTTTTTCTGCATATCTTTTAAATATCTCTTTTACTTTGTCTACACTTTCACGAGTTGGTTTGTATTTAGAATAAAAACCATAATCAGTATCTTGAAATATTTTATAAGTGCTTCCAATATAAGATTTAACTTTATCACCCATTAATTTTCTTAAATCAGTTCTTAAATTTTCTGGTATACTTGCTTTTGCAATTGGCCCACCAGAAATTATATCTAATAAGTCATCAAACTTTGTTCTAACGTTATTTATAGAAGTTAAAACATTATCTATGGATTCTTGTTTTGCTCCGTATTTTTCCATTTTAGTAACTATATTTTTATAATATGGAGTTGGAATTGGTTTTCTTAAATCTCCTGCAAACATAGCTTCATCTAAATCTTTTAAAAATAATGCTCTCGTATCTTCTGTATTACTATCTAAAAATGTTTTAACTGAAGGAAATATTTTGTCTACTTCTCTATCTATTCTTTTAACTTGTTCCATAGCAAAGTTTGTATCTGCCATTTCTCTTCCTTTTTCTAATCTTCTTGCTTCAAATATTTCTTGAGGAGCTCCACCTCTTGGTCTAAAAAAACTTCCTATTTTATCTACAACTTTTTCTATTTGATCATTACTATAAACAAGATCCTTGCCTCTCGTCGCTAGTAACTTGCCTGCACCAAAAGCACCATAAACAATAGGTGTTACTAATAAAGATTCTGAACCAAATTTAATTCTATTTAATAATTTTCTTCCTGCATCATAACTTGGATCAACATCTACATCTCTATCTAATTGAGTTGGTCCTTTTTCAAACATATCTCCAATAGTTCCAAGTTCTTCTACATCTGCAACTAAAGTTTCACCTGCAGCTCCTCCTAAAACAATTGCTCCAAACTTTTGAGCTCCAGATAATTTATTCAACTCTGCAGCCTTTGATGCACCTTTAGCAACATTTGCACTTTTTAAATTGGCATAAGTTCCAGCTCTTTTAGCTTTTACTGCTTTTGATGCTAATGTTGTTGCAACTTTAGCTCCAGCTCCTGCTGGAACACCAATAGATACTAATGCTTCTGTTAATCTTCCTGCTGCACTTTCTTGTGCTATTTCATCAAATGGATTTATGGTATCAAAAAATTTTTCAACTTCTGCTGCTGTATTTGTATCTAATCCTAAATCAATAAGTTCCGCAGCTAATGATACAACACCTTCTGGGATTTTAATAAATCCAGATCCTATTCCTGCAACAGCAGATGTTATAACATTATGTTTTTGATTTTCTTCTGGCTCGGGTGTGTAGTACGTTTCACCAACGACTCCTGGATCAATAAATTTCTCCGAAGACATTTACTTACCTATAGGCTTAAACGTTTCTGGGTCTAATCTTTTAATACCTTCAGGGGTTTTTATTTTAAAATCATTTGTAGATGGATCTAAAAAAGTATCACCAACATCCAAACTTTCTATAAATACAGGATCAATTCCAGTTGTTATTTGACCTTTTATTTTTGTAGTTGTTACGGGTGCAATAAATCTAAATCTTCTTTGCATAGTGGATGGAGCATAATCTTGAAAATCTAAAATTCTATTTGCTATAGCAATATTTTGTTTAGTGCTTGCTCCTGTTTCTTTTTCAAGAGTTCCTAATAATGTTTTTAATCTTTCAGGTCTTAATTGAGCTGCAAATTGTTCTTTTCCTTTTGCTGCTGCAATAGCTCTAGCATCGGCTGCAGACATAGCTCCTGTTACTCCAGCTAATTTTAATTGTCTTTGAAAAGCTTCCTCTTCTTCACCTGTTTTTAAAAGTCTTGTTGTAGGTTCTTTAAATGATTTAGCAATACCTTGTAATGTTCCACCACCTGCACCAACACCTCCAACTAAATTTAAACCACCTTGAATTAAAAAGTCAGCTAGTCTATCTCCTTGAGTTCTACCAGGACCTGCAAATTTAGAAAGTATTGCAGCTCTTCTCATAGCATCTCTATATATTGGATCATTTTCATTTATTGTATAATTATCTTCAATAGATGCAGCATCTGTTGGATTTTGATATCCAGCTCTTTTAGGTACCACATTAGACATAATACCTTCATTAGCAGAACCACCTATTCTAAACATTGGTCTTTTTAATATTCTAGACATAATTAATTATCTTATCAATTTGTAAATTCCAGCTAACGTTGCAGCAGTACCTAATGCAGTTTGCAATGCTGAAGGCGAAGGAACTTGTTGAGTTACTTCTTTTCCAGGATAACCAGAAATTAAAGGTTGAATACCAGCTCCATAAATTTGAGCAGCTTGTAAAGGTTGATAAGCTTGTTGATAAGCAAGTTGTTGTTGAGCTTGTAACTCTGCTTGTCTCTGAGCTTGTTGTTGTGCACCTAAACTAGATAAACCTGCAATTTGTGTTCCTAATAATCCTTGTGTTTGTCCTGCTAAACCTAATTGATTTAAATAATTTTGTTGAGCTTGTGCTACTGCTTGACCATAACCTTGTTGTTGTAATTGAGCTTGAAGTAATGCTCTATTTAAATCTGATTGTGTTTGATATTCTGCTCTTTGAACTCCTTCACGTCCGCCTCCATAAGCGCCTGCTCCAATAGCTTGTGCTGCTAATGCAGGTAAACCTTTTGCTGCTTGAATATCATATTGTTTTAAAGTTTCTCCAATTACAGATTGTTGATATGGAGACATGTAAGCTTGATAAGCTTGCGGTCCTGTTGCTGCTTGTGCAGCTTGTAAAAAAGGTTGATATCCACCAAGTCCTGTTGCTAATTGTTCAGCTTGTAATTGCCCTGCAGATGGTCCTGCCACAAATTGTGGGCCATAAAGTTTAGATACATCTAAACCTTTAATACCACCAACTGCTTCTGCAAGTTGTGGTAAATATGTTTCAGCCGCTGCTTGTATAAACGGCGCTGGTAATACTTGTGTTTGTTGTACTTCAGCCATTAAACTCTTCCTCCAGCTTCAAGATTTTTCATTAAACTATACATTCTTTCAGCTCCCTTATTAACATTACCACCACCTGCATTTCGTACAGCATCGGCAGTAAATACAAATTCATTATTAGATAACATTGCAGGAATATCATCTGCTTTTTCTTTTATACCAATTGGAGGAACAAATCCACCAGTTTGTCTATAATCTAGTTCTTGTACTCCTGCTTGATTTTCTCTTACAGGTATTTCTCCACCCATAGCCATTGCAGGTCTTCCAAAAAATTCTTCTTTAGTTACTTGTGATATTAAATCTCCAATACCACCCATTTGATAACCTATTCTTCCACCATTTGCAGCCATTTGAGTTTGAGGATAAAAAGGATTATTTGGATATAATCCTGTTGCAAATTTAGGATTAGGTTGATCTAATCTTGATTGTAAAGTTGATTTCCATTGTGCAACAGCTTGTTCATATTCTTCATCACTACCGTAATCTTCTCTTCTAGGTGCTCCTCCTCCTAAAAATTTTCCAGCTAATGTACCTAATCCAAAAGTTTTTAAAGTGTCAGTGCTTGGTATTAAACTAGATATTCCAACGTCTTTTGCAGCATTTAATAAATTAAATCCAGAACTAAATGGATTAATTTTATCTAAAAATCCAATTCCTCTTGTTCCTCCTTCTGTTATAGGTCCTAACAAAAATTCTTGTCCACTTGCAATTGTTGGAGCTAAAGAAGGAAAAGCTTGTGCATAACCTGTTAATCCTCCTGTTGTAGCACCAAAAGCATAAGGAGCTGCATAAAGTGCTGCTACTGTTAATGCTGCTTTTCCAATATCACTTTTAACAATTGATTTAACTGCATTAGTAACTCCTTTTACTGCACCAGAAACTGCTTTACCTACACTACTAAAAAAACTTCCAATACCATATTGTTCTCTACCATTACTTATTCTTCCACCAAATCTCGCTTCAATTCTTTCCTCACTCATTTCTCCCATACCACCTTCAGCAACTGCTTGAACCATTTGTATTGCAATTTCTCTTGCTTGTTCAGGAGGTATTCCTTGTTCAATTAACATTTGAATAATAAGCTCTAAAGCTTGTTTTGGATTCATTTGTAGAGCTTGTGGTTGCATCATTCCCATACCACCTTCTTGCATACCAAATCTTGAAAATGTAGTTGCTAATGGAGATGTAAAATTATTTTGAGGTTGTCCAATTGATTTTTCTGCTTGATCTAAAAGACCTCCTATATTTTCTATTCTTGGAATAATTGGCTCTTCACCTTTATAAAAATCTGATAACCCACCTTCTTGATAACCTGGTCTTGATAATAAAGTTCCACCTGCTTGATTAAGTCTTGTCTGTCCATAATTTAATAATGGACTGGATGTAGCACTTCCAGTTGAAGTAAATAAAGATTGCTGTTGTTGAGGAACTTGCAATGGTTGACCATAATCCATTGGTAATGTTCCTATTCCACCTAATTGATATAATTGTCTATACATTTGTGCTCGCGCTATTGTCATAATATTAGTTAATTATAGGCAGGCACAAAGTCCTGAAAACGTATACTTTACTTGTTTTTTTGAGAATCGTCAACGGGTTTAAATTCGAGATTATCTTTTAATTTACCATTATATTGATACTCACCAACATGGGTTATGTAATCATCTATATAACAATAACATTTACCTCCAATTAAAGACCATTTTCTACAAAATCCAAAGTCTTCTCCATAATATTTTTTAGATTCTGGTACAAAAATAGTATCAAAAAAATTATACATATTAGGATTTTTTTGTGTCTTTCCATTTATAATAGTATCTTGATCAATTTTAAGATCAGGATAAGCTTTAATCATTTTATCAAATACTTGTCTTTTAATTAACATACATCCTGTTGGAGCATGAGATACTTCAATTAAACCATCTACAACACTTATTTCTTTTTTATTTTCATCCATTAAATTATCCATTTTAATTGGATAGATAAACCCAGCTCTCATCAACTCTTCTTTTGTTTTAATTTTACCAAGTTCTAATCTTTCCCATATTTGCTCCCAATGGATATGTTTCATAGGATATGGGCAAGCTATTACTTCTTTATCAAATTTTAACATCTTTATTATAGTATCAAATTTAAAATCAATATCTGAATCTATAAATAACAAATGTGTATAATTCATTGGATCATTTAAATAATTAGAAACACATAAATTTCTTCCTTGTGTAACTAATGATGATTTAAGTAATGAAAAAGAAACCATGATTCCATTCATCATACATGCCTGTTGAAATTTTAATAAAGCTTGTGTGTAATGAATTGAACATTCATTATGTACTGGAGTTGCTACATAAATTCTAGTTTCAGGTTCTTTTAACTTTGTAGTAAAGTCATTTGTTTCTGTTTTAAACCAAATAGGTTTACTTGGATCTTGCATTGATTACTCCTTGTAAAAATTTATTCCATAATATTTTTCTAAGTTCCCATGAATAAAATCTATTTGTAAATTCTATTTGCATTCTCAAATGATCTTTAGTTGCTTGTTCTCCAAGCATGTTTGCAGCCGCATCAATCACAGATGCAAATGTATGTGCAAGTTTAATGTAATTTTTTTCAAATGGTAAATAGGTTACAAACTCTGATCCTGTTTCAAATAGAGCACCATAATCAGTTGTAATACAATAAAGACCTGCAGCCATAGCTTCTATTAATGCAATACAAGATGTTTCTTCCCATATGTTTGGATATACAAACATATGATAATTTTTTAAATTTTCTTTAATATATTCATTAGGTTTATATCCAATATAACTTACATTTTTTAATGCTGCTGCCTGATTATAAAGTCCTTGAAACTTATCATCATTAGCTGATTTAAATTGATCACCATAAACCTGTGTTGAAGAATATACATCTAAATGTATATTTTTATTTTTAACAAGTTGCATTGCACCAAGAAGTACACTTAAACCTCTCCATGGAGTTGAAGTATAAATTAATTTAATAGGATCGCCTTTATTGTAATCTAATGATCTTGTTTCAATTTTATCTATAGCATTTTTTATAACTAAAGATTTTTCTGTTGGTATATCAAACATCATTCTAAATTTTTCATAACACCAATGAGAGTTAAATACATACCAATCATATTTTTTATGATTATCTTTATTTTGAAACCAAGGTGCTAAATTAGGTTGATCATATGAATTTTGTTGCCAAAGTATATTTGGTTTTGTTGGATGTAATGGTATTTTTTCAGGCACAGATGTTGTAATCTGCACTTTATCTAAAAGATCTTTATCTACAAATCTTTCTAATAATTCTACCTGTAGTTCTGTACCGCCTCTTGGATTCATTTATTATTAAATATCTTATTCATTAAATCTAATCCTTTGTTAGTTACCATAATATTTAAATCTTTTTGTAAATCCTCCATAGAATTTTCTTTTAAAAACTCTTCCATGTTTTCGTAAGTTTTACCTGTCTTTTTACTTTTAATAATTTCTTTTGTCTTACATTCTATTTTAATTACTTCACCCATTTTCACCTGACCTTGTTAGTAATGCATATGAAATTTGACCTGATATAAAATTAGCACCTGCTGCTTGAAATTCTAAATAGTCTCCTTCTTCTAATACTAGTGCATTATGTATTGCATTATCATTAGAATTCGCTGCAACTTTAGTATGATAAAATTTATAAGTGGTTGATGTAGAAGAATCTGTAAAATAATAATTTACTTCAACTGTATTAGTATGATCATTTGCAACTGATATTTCTTTTATAATTGCAACGGTAGAAGTATTAATATTTAATACGGTTGTTAAATTACTTGTGGTTAAATCATAACCTTGGTTTTTATAAAATATAGTCATTAATTTCTAGGTCCACTAAATAGAAACCAACTAAATGCTTCTAGTTCATCTCTCAATTCTTTTTGAAAAGAAAAATTTAATTGATCTTTAATTGTGTTAACTGCTTCTAAAATTTGTCTTTGGTTATTAACATCATAATTTTCTTTTGGTTCTGGTACATATGCTGTAATTTTTGCCATTATCTTCTTCCTCCTGCTTCAATGTCTAATCTTAAAGTTCCGTATCTCCAAGTTTCATCCACTGCATCATTTTCTATTTTTAAACTTACTTGTCTTCCTCTCACTCTGGTATCTACTTTACTAGTTGAAGAGGTAATTGTAAAGGGTCCAGTAATTAAAGGTGGAGTTGTAGAAGGTATTGATTCACTATTAGATGGATAATCTCTAAAATATAAAGTTATTTTTGCATTGCCTTCTAGACTTTTGAAATCTGGAATAAATCTTTTAACACGCATAATTAATTGACCGTCTCCACCTAATCCTTGTTCTGATATATCATAGTCTCCAGATTTAACGTAAGCAGCAATAGCTTTTGCAGTTCCATTGGAATCTACTTCATTTACACCCGTTTCATGTGCCCAGTATTTGCTTGCACCATAAGCATTTGTTACACCATTAATAGTTGGAAATGTTGGAGTTGCATTTGTTATAAACTCCGTTGCATAAGGCAATGTATAAGTAATAGAATCTTCATAAGTTGTTCTAGATAATGTTCCTGTTGCCCAAGTATTTTCTGTAAAATTATAAACTACGTTTCTATCTATCTGATTTGATGTTGCTTGTGGATAATACCAACCCACCTCATTAAATAATGAATTATGATACGCGTATACTAATTGACTTGCATTATAATTAATTCCTAAATTATCGCCCGTTGTTGTAAATACATAATCTTCAACAAGTGATGGTATTTGTTTTACCGTTCCATCAAATGCAAAAAATCCACCTCCAAATCCCATCCAAAATACAGCGCCTTCTGCATAGATAAGTGCATGTTGACCAATGCATCCACAATTTGTACCAACTTGTCTAATTGAAAATGTAAATGGAGGACCAACAAACTGAATAGTATAAGCTGCCTGATCTGTTAAAACTAAAATATAATCTTTACCTTGCACGGCTCCTATAATCTCGTTTCCCGTATCTAGTCTAAAAGTTCCAGCAGTATTTGTAACTTTTGGATTCCAACTATTAATATCTTCTTGATTAGAAAATCTTATAAACATTGGATCAAAAGTTGTAGTATCTCCAATTGTTGTTTCTGTTCCAAGTGCAAATAAATGTCTATCTCTATCAGATACTAATGTCATAACAGATTTTGTTGGAGCATTTGTAACGATAGTAGCTCGAGTCGTTAATGCGCCAACTGCAGAAGGGTCCCATGAAAATGTTTTACCATTTTTAATAGTTGCAATTAGAATCTGGCCATAATTATCGAGTGACCAGGAGCCAGGAGCGAGGCTAACTGTTGTAGTAGATCTTTCAGTTCCCCAAGTAGATAATCCCCATTTTCCAGCTCCCCAACCATAAGCTGCAGTTTGTGTTACAGGTCCAATTGTTTCATATGCTTGAAAAGATAAAGTTCCACCTGTTGTAACCCCTGTTCCTGTTTCAGTTGTTGGCATTGTAAGAGTAAAAGTAGAAGAAGTTGGAACAGTTTTTACTTCAAATGGATTTGTAGTAAAACTACCTGAAGTGTAACTTGTGGTTGGTGATCCTGGAGTTGTTGCTGCAGAAAATATTATATAATCTCCAATAGACAATCCGTGACTTGTTTTTGTAATTGTAACGGTTGCTGATCCTGTTGTGGATGTATAAGTACAACCAGTTACTGCAGTTTGAACTGGAGTTATATCATAAAATTGTTGTTGATAATAAATAACTAATAATTTTGAAGTTCCAATTGCAGCGTATTTTTTACCACTTAATGCAGTCCAAGTTAATTGTTCTCTGGCAGGACCTGCCATAGTTGTAGATACAAGTTGTTCCCAACCACCTATTTTTTGAGGTTCACCATAACGAAATCTAATATTATCACCCTCAATCCATTGCCCTTCAGCTCCGGTTGCAGTTTGTTGTTTATTAAATCCAGGTTTAAATTGTATTTTTTGTAGAGGCATCCTTGAATTATATACGCCTTTTTGCTATTATACAACGCAGAATTTAAATTATAAAGATAATATGTCAATTAATTTACCATTAAAAGTAGACAACTTATTTTGTTCTCCTGTCTATAGTTTAGTAATGCCTACTTTTTTAAATCAGATAAATAAAATTTCCGATAGATATATTGATGAAGCAAAAAAGAATAATCAACCTTTAATGGATGAAAGAAATAAATTTGTTGGAAAAGATTTAAAAGATTTTGGCTTTGTCCATCATTCTCAATTTATGGGTAATGATCCAGAACTTAAAGAATTTAAAGCTTTTATAAAAGATACTTCTTATACAATTTTAACAGAACAAGGTTATGATTTAACAGGACACAAATTATATTTTAAAGATTTATGGGTACAAGAATTTCCTCAAGCTGGAGGAGGTGAACATTGGCCACACATTCATGAAAGCAGTCATATATCAGGATTCTATTTTTTAAAGTGCTCACCTAAAACATCTATGCCCGTGTTCCATGATCCAAGACCTGCAAAATGGATTACAGAATTACCTATAAAGAATGAATCGGTACAATATGCTTATAACCGTTTTTCATATCCTGTGCTTCCTGGAACATTTGTATTTTTTAATTCTTATTTAACACATCAATATATTTTAGATGCAGGAATTGAACCTTTTAGATTTGTTCATTTTAATGTTCAATGTTTTAAACCAAATGAAGAGAATGTGTAGAGACGTATGATTGTACTTGATGAAATAAAACAGGAAGAAAATTACTCACATAGTTTAATTGTAACATACCCAAGGACTATTCAAATATCACATGGTGTATATGACAATGTAGTAGATATGCATAATATATGTATTATGATTTCTCAAAATTTAGATAAATCTGAAATTACTAATGTTTACGGTGGTAAAACTCCATGGGGATTTTTTAATGATAAACCAGAGTTTATAAGATTTATAGATTATGTAGTTCAAAAACATCAAAATTCAAATCCATTTTTCAATAAACAAAATTGGTATAATAAAAATATATCTTTTGATTCTTGGGGTAATGAAATTAAAAAAGGAGATAGTGTAGCAATGCATACTCATAAAGATCACCATTTAATTTTATATTTAACTGAAGGAGCTCCATTAATACTTCCTGAACTTAAAATGACAATTCAACCAAAAAAAGGAGCATATTATATATTTCCACCAAATATATTACATGGTGTTGGTAAGGTTGAAGAAGAGACTAAAACAAGATATTGTTTAGTAACCAATATTATAGAAGGTACCGATTGGAAAAAAAATAAATTAATCAAGGAAGAAATAGATGCAAGAGAAAAAAGCTCAAATTAAAGACTTTATAGGTGTTTACGATGGATATATTCCAGATCAAGCTTGTGATGAAGCTATAGAATTATTTAATAAATACCAAGAATTCAATAAGGTATTTTCAAGATTTTCAACAGAAGGAGCAACTCAAGATTTTAAAAATGATAAACAATTATTTTGTACAGGAGATGTTTTAACAGATCAAGAGTTTAACGTTAATAAATTAAAACTATTAATGGTTAATTTTGATATAGCATTAAGACATTACTATACAGAAACAAATGTTAAAAAATATACTGCTGAAGATATTATTACAGATCATGTTAAAATCCAAAAAACTATGCCTTCTCAAGGATATCATGTTTGGCACATTGAACATGGTAAAGGTAGAGAAAATGAAAAAAGAATTTTAGTTTATTCCATATATTTAAATACTGTTGAAGAAGGTGGAGAGACTGAATTTTTATATCAATCTCAAAGAGTAAAACCTGTTAAAGGTAGAATTGTAATATGGCCAGCAGGATTTCCATATGTACATAGAGGTAATCCTCCATTAAGCGGAGAAAAATATATTGTCACTTCCTGGATCAATTATAGATAGTTAATCTACAAACGACGGAACAGGCAACATCTCAGGCTCAACTGGAAGTACTACTTTAACTACTGCACAAATTCCATCGCATACACATACTGCAGCTAATGCTTCTGGTATGGCTGTACAACAAGTTTGTTTTAGTGGTCCTACTCCAAGTCAAATGAATACAGGTGCAACTGGCGGTGGTCAATCTCACTCTCATAACTTATCTGCTAACTTTGTAGGAAGTGCTAATTCAGTTCTTCAACCTTACTTAGTACTTATTTACATCATTAAAACTTAATACTTCCTCTTACAAACGACGTAACAGGCAACATCTCAGGCTCAACTGGAAGTACAACTTTAACTACTCAGCAAATAGCGGCTCATACGCACTCGGGAGGTGCTAATAGTCTTCCTACTTCAGCTGGTGCTGGTTGTACACCAACAGCAGGAACAGGTAATACTGGTACTACCGGTGGAGGTCAATCTCATTCTCACAATTTAACTGCTAATTTTGTAGGTTCAGCAAACTCGGTTCTTCAACCGTATTTAGTATTAATTTATATTATTAAGACTTAATGTAGAATCTAGGGTCTCGGTCCTAGTCTCTCGATCTTTTGTTCTGGAGTTTCATCTTTAACATTATCCTTGTCCCAAGCAACTTGTGACTGGTAAGTTTGTTCTGTTAAATTGAATCTATCAATATATTTCTGTAAAGTTGATACATCAGTAATTGGAACATTACCTTTACCTGAAGATACTTTATATTCAATTTCTTTTTGACCATCATCATGATATTGAATAGCATGAATGTCTTTATCTATAGAATCCCAAAATTCTATGTCATTATTAATAATATGACAACGTCTGTTAGGATGTTGACACTCTATTGTTTCAAAATAAATAGCTTGATCGCCTGGTATTACTGTTAAATGCATAAATATCTCCTTGTCTCTTATTAATATATAAATTTATTTAAGAATGCAAGTGGCAATATGACAATATTAAGAGAATACTTATGTTTTAATGATATAAATAAGTACTAAATAAGGAGATAGAACTGAATTAGCCGAACCTACGAAATTAGCTGATAAGTTATGAGAATGACTTTGACCGCCGCCTGTAGCTTGAGAAACTGCAGCTGCCATTGGAGAGGATGTATTTGATACAGAACCCATGACGCACATTGCAGCCATCGAACTATTAAATCCTAGTGGATGTGTATGAGAAGGTATCTGTGCAGTAGTTAAAGTTGTACTTCCAGTTGAGCCTGAGATGTTGCCTGTTGGCGTCACAGTATTTGCTCCGCCTGTTTGAGCTAAAGATTTTGAATTCGCGACACTTGCACCAATTGCTGTTCTATCTTGTAAATCTGGTACGTTAAATGTTGTAGAACCATCACCTACTCCATAAGTTGTTCCAACAACTGCAAACAAAGCTGCATAAGTTGTTCTTGATACAGCAGCACCATCACATTTCAAAAATCCAGTTGGTGCAGTTGAAGTACTCCATGGAACAATAGTTCCAGTGGATAATCCTGCTAATCCTGTTAAATATTGTCCATCCCAATTATATTTTGATTGCGCGTAATTTACATTTGGCATATTTTATTTCTCCCTATAAGTCCATCCAACTGTTGCATCACCTGTATATATTAAAGTAAATGCAGCACCTTCTGTATTAACTACAAGGTTACCATTATTATTTACAATATTAGAACCACCTTGTCCAATAGTCAAATTATTAGTATCAAATGTATATTTTGCATCAACAATAGACACAATATCTCCTGCAACAGGAGATGCTGGTAAAGTTAATGTCCATGCACCTGAAGAAGTATTTGCAAGTATTGCAGAACCAGGTTGAACAGTTGCAGTTGTTGTTACAGCTCTCCAAATTTGTTCCATATGAGCAAGATTAATATTTGTTGCGTCAGAATATAAAGTATATTTATTTCCTTGTGCTAATTTAACTCCTGTTCCTGAAGTTGTTTTAAAAGTAACGGTATTTGTTCCATGGACTATTTGATTATCTACAATGTAAGTTTTTTCAATTCCATCTGGAACGTTAATATTAATATTTGTTGTAGGTGTTCCTGTAAGTTGAAGAACAGCATTTTTACCATCTGATACTGCTCCATTTGTAAATGTAAGTGTTAAACCTGTTGTTGCGTTTACTGCAACTGATTGATATCCCGCTATTGCTTGTTGTAAAATAACTAAATTTGTATTTGTGATATCACCCCATGTTCCTGAATTTTCTCCTGTAACTTGGAGTTCTAGTTTGAGGTCTGTAGAATAACTTGATGCCATATTTTAATTCCTTATACTATTTATAAAACCTATGCAGCTGTGTCAATCTCTGTCCAAGTTGCATTAGTTCCAGTACTAACTTCTGTCCAAATTTGATTATTAATGTTATTTAAAGCAATAGTCAAGCCATTTCCAGTAACATCTATATTGGCATTTCCAGTAATAGAAACACTATTTTGAGCAATACTTAAACCTATTCCTACAACATCTACAGGAGTTAAAGGAATAGCATTAACAGAATTTAAACTTAAATTTAATTGAATACCAGATACATTAGCATCAGGAGAAGGATCAACATCACCTTCAATAATTGTTAATTGTTGACCATTTATATTTACATTAGCTGTTCCTATTACAGTAACACTATTTATGTTGGCAGATAATAATTGACCTGTTAAATTTACATTAACATCTATAACAGGTGTAACCGAAGATAAAGATGCAGTTAATTGTTGGCCTGTTAAAAAAACTGTAGTAGCTATATCTATATTAATATTTCCTATAAATGTATTTAATTCAATTCCAGAAACAATAGCATCAGGAGATGCATCTACATTTCCTTGTGTAACAGTTAATGATTGACCAGTTGTATTAATGTTTGCTGTTCCAATAGGTGTTACAGAATTTAAAGAAACAGATAATAATTGACCAGTTAAGTTTACATTTACATCTATAATAGGTGTTACATTTCCAATTAATGCATTTAATTGTATTCCTGAAACAAATGCATCTGGTGAAGGATATACAACTCCTTGAACAGTAGTTAATAATTGTCCAGTTAAATTAACATTAACATCTATGATTGGAGTTACAGAAGATAAAGATGTAGTTAATTGTTGTCCTGTTACATTTACAGCAATAAGTGGAAAAGCATTTACGCTGCTTAAAGAAGCAGTTAATAATTGTCCTGTAACATTTACAGATGCATTTCCAGTTACAGTTACGCTATTTATAGAAGTGGTTAATGATTGACCTGTTACATTAACAGTGACACTAGAAATAGCTGTTACACTACTTAAAGATGCTGTTAAACCTTGTCCGGTAAGAACAACTGGAATATTACTACCCCAACTACTCTGTCCCCAGGTTCCTCGACCCCAGCCGTCAACAATAGCCATGGAGATCTCCTAATTATCCAGAGATTCTTAAAATAGCTGCTGATGATGTATCTGCTGGAAACTGAATTGTAAAAGTTCCCGATGTTGCACTCTTATCTCCACCAAAGTCTAATACCATTACTGCTTTGTTAGATGATGATGTATTATAAATCAAACATCCTGCTGCAGTTAAAGTAACTCCAGTAAAAGATATATCTGCAAAATCTATGAAAGCAACGCCACTAGAAACAACTGGTGATACGTTTGTTAAAACTCCACCACCTGTTACGTATTGACCAGTATTAGCAACTTCATTTGTTGAAGTGTAAACTGTTGTCGCTGAATTTAGTGTTGCTGCAGATGTGTAAAGAGCAAGTTTAAAAACGTTTCCAGTAGCTGCAGTAAAATTGTGCTGCGCCTGAAGTAGTTCGCCTTTAAACGAATTTGCAACTGCTTGTGTAATCGGCATATTTATCTCCTAATTATATTAACCTTGTTTTTGGATCTGAGGAGCACCTTCTTGATACTCATCTCTTCTCCTTCTTCCCATTTGTTCAATAGAGAATCCTTGTAACGCTGACTGATACTTTTGTTCGTAAAATTGTATCATGTCTGCCGGACCCTTTAAAAAACCGTAAGCCTCAACAAGGCATGCATATAACAAGCCAGAGGGAAATTGCTGACTTAAATATGTTGTCGTATTTGTAGCAGATAATCCTGCTGGCTTCAAGGTATAATTTAATTGCATGGTATATGTCAAGTCTGGAATTGGTGCTAAAACAATATTTTGTTCATCCCAATAACTAAAATATTTAGG